TCTTTTATTGGCTTTTTATTAAATTTTTCGTCATGTTGTACTTCAAGAACTCTAATAGATAAAGCTAGTCTGTCTATTTGAAATTCTAAATCGTTAATTTTTTGTTCTAATTCTTTATTTTTCATTTGAGGTACTCCTTAAGGTTAATAAATCATTTTTATATTGTTCTAGTTCAAAACCTGTTTCAAGGTCTGTTTCTGGATTATTAAGTTCTTTGTTAACTTCTTCTAATGCTTCTTTAATTTCATCTGTCATTTAAGGTATTCCTTATAATTAATAGATACTTACCCTTAAGCTCATCCTAAGAGCAAGTATCTGGTTGATAGCTTAATTGCTATTGGATAAGAATTTATCTCTTATCTTCTATTTCGTAATCTGCTGGTACTTCGTATTGTTCTTCTGAAGCTTTGCAGTCTACACCGTTATGCTGTGGCGTATAAGGTACAGTTGGTGGTTTTTTAGTTAACCGTAATGATTTCATAATCTCAATCATTCTTGGATCATCTGCTGATAACCTACTAACTGATGCTCGTGATTGTTTAGTATGCTGTCTATCGTGACGTTTGGGCCAATTTTGTATATTAAGCTCTGATATCATACGTTCACGTACAGTTTTTAAACAATTTACTGCACAATTAAGTACTGCGTATTGTTGACGCAATTTGGCTATATCTTCTTCCATTTTCATTTGCTCATTGGTATTTATATCACCACCGTCATGTATTCTATCCATGAACTGTTGTAACTTTTTCTTTTTACCATTTGCGTAATCTTCTGTTGCGTCACGTTTATTTTCTGCGGTAGTTAGAAAACCGTCTGTTAATTTCATAACAGCTATTCTATCTTCTGAAGTTACGTCATTAAGTGCAGATAATCCCATAGCTATATGATAGCCGAAGTTATTAAGTGCTTCGTTACTAGGTAAGCAAACACCAGCCCAACGTTCGTGAGCTAATGCTTTTAACTCATCTTGCGTATGTTGTGGAATTTGTCCTAATACTGGACTTGAACCTGCTTCGTGGTCTATTGATGTAACCACGTTAGAATTAAGTATTGGTTGTGTCATGTTAACCTCCAAGTTAATAATTTGTTTAAACTACATTGGCTAATGATACAGTTGTCTGCACCACTAGCCATTGTGTGCTATATTAAAGCTCCATTGCGAATTGGTCTGTAATTAGAGCTTGTATTTGTTCGGCACGTTGCCTGTCGCCAGATTCTTGAGCTTCTTGTAAATCTCTGGCTAAAGTTATATCTCCAGACTGAGTTTCTCGAAGCTGGTCTTGTAATATAACTAATTCTTCTAATGAAATTACTCGTTCATGTAATTCTTCTAATGAAATGATACCTGATTCAGGTATTTGTTTTTTGTTATCTATAGACATGATGTCCTCCTTGTAGTTATGCTGTGCTTAATTGCATCAACATCATCAGAAGTTTTCTGATAACGAATTAATTGCTACTTAAACAAGAAAATCTTAGTCAAGAATAAATGTCATTGTTTTTAAACTATTTCTCTTGTATATCGTAAGATATACATATCCATAAAGTGTGACCTCTTGGGAACTCCTATAAATAGTTTCTTCTTAAAAAAGAATTACATTTACGATTATTGGTACCTCCTTTGATGTGTCCTTACACATCAGTAGGAAGGTAATGTTCGTTTTCTTTACTTAGTTTTTCTTGCTTTGAGTACGATTCGTTCGCAGAAACTTCTGATGATGATGATGTCCTGCGTAGGATTAAAAACACCACGATGATGAGTGCAGGTAAATTTCCTGTTGAAATCATCGTTTTCGCTCTTGCGAATACACTTAGCGTGTTTTTACGCATTTGTTCTTACAAATGTGATTAAGCATATCCCTGTCGTAGACATGATATGATTAATAATCCGTAAAGGTAATTGAACGCCACAATATCAGCAACATAGGAGAAGCTGAAAACACATAGCCAAAATAATACTAGTCATGTGTTTTTTTCGCAAACAACTGGTGTTTACATCAGTTCGTTTGTGAACCTCTGCCTTTCACTTGTTTTCAAAATCTTGAAAAATAACTGTTCTATTACAATAGTTTATATAATGTGAATTGACGACATTTTGTGAGCAGTTATCTATATAGTTAACAATTACGTTAATTGAAATTGGCATCACATGAGTAAACAGAACGCAAATCCTGAACAAGCACAGAAATATAAACGTGGGATTGTGCCAATGGATGAGATAAAATTATCCGCAAACACAATCCGTATTAATCACCCAAAAGTCACAGACCAACAAGCTGAATTAGTACATGCAGTATTGCATGATGGTTGCAACGTAACCGAAGCAAGCAGACGGATAGGTGCAAACAAAGCTTGGGCGTGGAGAACCGCACAAAAGCAACATGTTTCAGACTATAGAAAAGAATTAGCATTAAGTGTGTTGGGATGGCATGGCAGTCAAGCTATGGCAACTATGGTATCACTACTCGAACACAAGTCAGGTAATGTAAGACTAGAAGCTAGCAGAGATTTAATGGACAGAGCTGGAATCAGAAGCGAACCAGTTAGACCGACTACAGCAGTGCAGATAAACTTCGGTGTCGATTAAAGTAATGTGGGGCCCCTTACGATGTTAGCCACAGGGAGAAGGGGGTTAAAAAAAAGCGATGAAATACTTATAAACCTATTACTCACACGTTATAAGTTAAAAAGGAAGGATTCACACACATGAGTTTTATAGATACATTAAGCGCAAGAGATCATCGAAGATTGCGAGAAATTATTTTTGGAGTGCATATGAAGAATTATCCGAAAGAACATTTTAATGTAAGAGAAGCGGATAAGTTAATTGAAAGTTTAGGACCAGAAGTTGCTGAGCAATTAATTAAAAGGGGTGTTGATACACATAGTGTTGAATGAAAATAGATTATAAACCACCAGGACAAGTTGCTAAAAATTTTATGAAGTCCGAAGATTTTGTTCGAGGATTACGTGGTCCTGTAGGAAGTGGTAAAAGTGTTGCATGTTGTTTTGAAATTATGCGTAAAGCGTGTTCCCAGAAGATAGATAATAAGGGATTACGTAGAAGCCGATGGGCTGTGATTAGAAATACCAATCCACAATTAAAAACAACGACTATTAAGACGTGGCGTGATTGGTTTGGTGATGATATGGGTAAATTTAATTGGTCGCCACCATATACCCATCATATGCGATTTGGATTACCTGATAAATCTGTCGTTGAAGCGGAAATTATTTTTTTAGCGTTAGATAATCAATCCGATGTTAAAAAATTATTGTCTTTAGAGTTAACAGGTTTATGGATTAACGAAGCAAGAGAGATTCCGAAGTCTATTGTTGATGCTTGTACGATGAGAGTAGGGCGTTTTCCGTCTATGAAAGACGGTGGACCAACGTGGTCAGGTGTAATTATGGATACAAACAGCCCAGATGAAACGCATTGGTGGGGAATTATGTCTGGAGAAGTGCCAACGCCGGAATATATTACCGATGAAGAAAAAATGACGTTAATTAAGCCTGATGATTGGCAATTTTTTACACAACCAGGCGCAATGGTAGAAAAAGTTAATAAAGAAGGCGTTTTAGAAGGATATGAAATTAATAAAGAAAGAGAAAACGCTGAAAATTTAAAAGAAGATTACTATAATAAGATAATTTTAGGAAAAAGTCGCCCTTGGGTTAAAGTTTACGTTTTAAATAAGTATCAAACGTTAATGGATGGTAAAGCTGTCTATCCTATGTTTAAATCAGAAACACATGTAAGTAATGCTCCTATAAAAGCGACATCTGGAGAAATTTTAGTAGGTATAGATTTTGGTAGAACTCCTGCGGCAGTTTTTTGTCAGCAAAGTATGGGAGGAAAATGGAAGATTTTACATGAATTAATAGCAAATGATATGGGAGCTACACGATTTAGTGAAGTGTTAAAGCATGAAATAGCTAGACAAGGATGGTCTGATAACGATATACGATATATTGGAGATCCTGCTGGTAATCAAATGGCACAAACTGATGAACATACTCCATTTATGATCTTACGAGCTAATGGCATTAATGCTGTTCCAGCTACAACCAACGATCCAATGTTGCGAGTAGAAGCAGTTGAAAATGTATTAAATCGTATGGTAGAAGGTAATGCCGCCTTTCAAATATCCCCCACCTGCCCTACGTTAATTGCAGGATTTGAAGGCGGCTACCAATACAGACGTATGCAAGTAGTTGGACAAGAAAAATATGATGAACGACCAAATAAAAATAGATTTTCTCACATACATGATGCATTACAATATGCTGTTATTGGTGGAGGAGAAGGTCGTAAAGTAACAACAAATAGTTCTTTTAAAGCAAGAGCTACAGTTGTGCAAAGAAGTTTTAATCCATTTGGGAAAAATCGTGGAAGAAAAGTGGCTAATATGTTTCGTAGGTTCTAAAAGTTGGGGATGGTGGAATGTTTTTACAATATTTAGAAAAAAATTTTCTCATACTTTTGCTTTACGATATAACAGTTTAACACAAAGTTGGATATTATTTGAATGGTCATCAAAAGGATTAATTGTTGACACAGTACCTAGAGATTATGTAGCGTGTATGATAAGTGAATTAAAAGAAAACGGTGTTGTGTTAGAAATAGAAAAAAAACCACATCCTATAACATTTCCTCTCTTGCCATTATATTGTGTTAGCCCTATAAGACATTTATGTGGAATAAAAAAATTATGCTTAACTCCATATTCTTTGTATTGTGAATTGCAAAAAATTGGAGGAGTATTCAAGTTTGGTACAGAAAATAACATTTAACTAATAGGAGAAAATAATGGGAGCTATATTTAACCCAAAACCTAAAAGAGATCCTAATGCTGAGCGTATGCAAAAACAATTAGAAGCAGAACGTCAAAGTCGTTTAGATTTAGAAGCTAAAAATGCAGCAGATGAAGCCGATAGAAGAACTAAACGTTTTGGTTATGCTGGCTTAATGGGAGAAAATGCTACTTATGCTGGTTTTACTGGAAGTGCAGATAAAGATCCAAAAAGACAAAAAACACGAAATCTTGGCGGAGGTGGAGCAGTTTAGATGGCACAAATAGAACCTCGTACTGATCCAAATCCTTCTAGCCCACAAGGAGCGCAACAATCAAGTTTGTACGAAAGTACAATGAAGATGTTTAAAGAAGCTAAAAAACGTAGGGATAATTGGGTTAGCACTTGGGATGAAATTAATGATTATGTATTACCTGGTCGTGAAGGATTTTTTGATTCTAATACAGGAAGTGAATCTTTTGGTAATAAGCGTACAGATTTAATTTATGATGAAACTGCTGTTGTTGGAGTACCACGATTTGCGTCACGTTTACAATTAGGATTTTTTCCACCAAATGGTCGAGCATTTAGATTAATGCCTGGTCCAGAATATCCTGGTAATATGCGTAGCCAAAGAGTTATGGCAGAATTAGATAATGCAACAGATTTAATACATGAAGGATTACGTAATAGTAATTTTAATTCTGAATTGCATGAAGGTTTACAAGATTTAGGTATAGGTACAATGAATATGATTTGTGAACCTGGTCGATTTGTAGGCGATTTAAAATTTACTGCTGTTCCTGCAACACATGTTGCACTATTACCATCTAAAGGTGATGAAGTCGGATGTTGGTTTCATTGGCGTAATGATTTACGTTTAAGAGATTTACAACAAACATATCCGCATTTTAAATTATCACCACAAATTTTAGAAGATATAAATCGTAATCCAGATAAAAAAATGAAAATTATTGAAGCTACTATGGTAGATCAATCTAAACCATTTGAAGATGCTTGGATTAAAGTATGTATATCTGAAACACATAAAGAAATATTATATACTACAGGATATGTAGGATCAGGAAGTAACCCTTGGATTTCTACACGTTGGTCTAAATCTGGATTTGAAGTTTGGGGTAGAGGGCCTATATTACAAGCAATGCCAGCAATTAAAACTTTAAACTTAACAGTTAAGTTAATTTTAGAAAATGCAGAAATGGCAATAGCTGGTGCATATATGTATGATGATGACGGAGTGTTTAATCCTGAAAATATTATTTTACAACCTGGTACTTTTGTTCCAAGAGCCGCAGGTAGTAAAATAGAACCATTACAATCACCATCACGATTTGATGTAGCACAATTAGTATTAGAAGAACAAAGACGTAATGTAAGAAAAGCATTGTTTATTGATGAGTTAGAACGTGAAGGTGCAAAAACACCATTATCTGCAACAGAAGTTTCTCAAAGACTAGCAGAAGTAGCAAGAGATATGGGTGCTGTAGCTGGTCGTATGCAAAGAGAATTTTTACAACCATTAGTTAATCGTATTGTATACATATATAAAGAAATGGGATTATTAGAATTACCACGTATAGATGGTAGAGAAATACGAATAGTTCCAGTAAGTCCTTTATTACGAGCGCAAGATCAACAAGATGTATCGGATTTTATGCGATTTAGTGAATCTATTATGGCATCGTTTGGTCCACAAATGGCAATGATGTTATTAAATAGAGAAAGAACTGTTAAATGGTTAGCATCTAAATTTGGTATAGATGAAGATTTATTAAACAGCCAAGAAGAATTACAAGCAGAAGTGGAACAAGCCGCAGAAGTTATGCAACAAATGCAAGGAGCTGAAGGCGGACAACCACCAGGTCAAGGAGGACCAATGCAATAATGGTAACAAAAAATAATACAGTAGCATCTTGTGATGGATTTCAATATACAAAAGATGCTGAAAGCCGATTAAATGGCACAGCAGTTCGTGTATTTGAAACAGAAAGCGGAGCTGAATTTCTTCGCTATTTAGAAAATATAACTATTAATAATATTAATGCGTCTGGCATAGATGAAAGTGCTTTAAAACATATTGAAGGACAGCGTTGGATTGTTGGTGTTATTAAACGAAGAATATTTTTAGGAAAACAGGAGAAATTATAATGAGTTTGAGAAATATGTACGCTAAATTTAAAAGAGATATATCAGGGCCTAACTATGAATGGCAAGTAGGTAAAGGACAATATCCTGTTGGTAAATTTCAACCATGGTTAAAAGGCAGAACAACAAAAAACTATTTGGAAGTAGGATCAAAAATAAGATCAGCTGAATATATGGTTAATGTTGAAAATAAAGCAGATGCTACAAAAAGAAAAGTACAAAAAAATAGAACTATTCTTTTAGGTAAATTTAAAGGAGAATAATAATGGCAATAGGAATGAAAAAATCTAAAGCAAAAGGTTATGCAGATACAAGACAAGCTACAGGATCTAGTATAATAAAGAAAAATATTAGAAAACATGGAGTAGCAGATCCAGCTTTTGGATTTAGAAATCCAAATGATCCTCCAGGAGGTTATTTTCCTTATCCATATAAAAGTGCAGAACCTACAAAAGCAGTTAGAATTAATTGGAATATTAGTAAGTCCTTTATTCCGAAAAGAAAAAAATTAGGAGATTATTAATGGTAAAAGCAAAAGGTTATGGAGCAGGTACTAATACTGGTGGAGCTAGACCTAAATTTTGGCGTGATCCATATGCAGAAGGTACTGGAGATCCAAAACTACAAGAAGGAACAAGAGCTTACAATAAACAATTAGGAGAATTTGAAGCTCATCAAAGACTTTATAAAAAAATAATGCGACAAAAAAAACGTAAAGGTTATAACCAAAACGATAAAGGATAAAAACCCATGAATGAAGAAGCTCAAGTAGAAACAGAAGTAGAATCAACTGAAACAGAAGTTCCGCCAACACCAGCAAGTGAAAGTGTTGAAGAAGTAAAAGCAGAACGCCCTGATTGGTTGCCTCAAAAATTTGAAAGTCCAGAACAGTTATCTGTTGCTTATGGTGAATTAGAAAAACGTCATTATCAGCGTACAGATGATTTAAAAAAGACTGTAGCAGAAGAAATGCAAAAAGAAGCATTTGCTGATGTTCCAGAAGTTCCACAAGATTATAAAGTTGCTGATGATTTAGGTGTTGAAATACCTGAAGATGATGTAATGCTAAACTGGTGGAAAGATCGTTCTCATCAATTAGGTTTAAGTGATAAAGAGTTTAATGGTTTTATTAAAGAATATCACGAAATGGCACAACAAAGTGGACCTGATACAGATGCAGAAATAAATGCTTTAGGTGAATATGGCGAAAAAAGAGTAGAACGTGTTAACGAATGGTTTAAATCTAATATGGAAAAAGAAAACTATGAAGTGTTAGCACAAATGCCTATTACAGCTCCGTTAATTCAAGCATTAGAAAACATTATGGAATTAGCTGGTCAACCAGGTGTTACCATACAAGATAGTGGTGAGCTTAAAGATACTTTAACTAAAGATGACTTAAAAAATATGATGAAAGATCCACGTTATCATTCTAAAAACGATCCTGTATTTCGTCAAAAAGTTAAAGCTGGATTTGAAGCATTGGCACGACAACAAAATAATTAGTAATGTGAATTGCCAAAAGTATTGTTAAAAGACAAAACTTAGAATGTTAAGCGGCCCAAATTGCCGATATTCAGAAGCCCAGCGATGGACTAACTTCAGATAGGCTTGAGGACTAACCGAGAAACAAACTTTTTTTTAATTTAACAAGGAGGCTAATATGGCTTTTAATACTATTAGCACATCATTTGTTGAGGAGTTTGAAGCTGGAGTTCACATGGCTTATCAGCGCATGGGTTCAAAACTTCGAAACACAACTCGAACACGTGATGGCGTAAAAAATAAGACTACGTTCCAAAAAGTAGGTAAAGGTTCAGCTACACAAAAAGCACGTGCTGGTTCTGTTCCACCTATGAATCTCGAACACACTAATGTAAATGTAACATTAGAAGATTGGTTCGCTGGTGAATGGGTAGACGATCTAGATACTTTACGTGTTAACCATGATGAAATGGTTGTAGCACAAGAATCTGGAGCTTACGCTTTGGGAAGAAAAACTGACGATCTAATTAAAACTGCTTTAGACGCAACTACTACAACTTCTAATGAAACATCTAATGGTATAACATTAGCATGGGCGTTAGGTATAATGGAAACTATGGGTAACAATGATGTTCCTGATGATGGTCAACGTTATGCTGTTGTTGGTTGGGAAAATTGGTCACAGCTTATGAGCATAGATCAATTTAGTAGAGCTGAATATGTTGGAATGGACCAACTTCCATTTCCTTCAGGAATGACTGCTAAGAATTGGTTAGGCTTTATGTGGTTCCCACATTCTGGTCTAGATTCTGCTACAGTTAGTTCAGTAGATTGTCGCAAATGTTTTGTGTATCATAGAACAGCTATCGGACATGCTATAGGTGCTGATGTTCAATCGAACATTGATTACCACAATGATAAAGACAGTTATTTCATTTTAAATAAAATGCAAATGAACTCTGTTCTTATCGATGTAAATGGCTGTATCGAAGCTAACTTAAAGAAATAGGAGGAATATAACATGGCTTTTACTTCAAGTACTTTTTCTCTGGTTTCATATAGCGGAAATGGCTTTCATATTTGGCACTATAAATCAGATGATGCGGCAACAGATATTGATGCAGCTGGTTACTTTAACACCTACGCTAAAGAAATGAACGCAGGTGATGTAATCTTTGCAACAACTGCGGCAAGTGGCACTCCTGTTTATGGTATGTTTGTTGTAAGTTCTAATGACGGAACTACAGTAGATGTAAATAATATAACTGCATGGACAGCTACCGATTCAGATTAAAATAATATTAAAGGGAGAGAGAGTTATTCCTCTCCCTTTTTTAGAACAGGGTTATTATGGCAACAACTTCAAAAATCGATATTGCTCAACAAGCTATGGTGTTAGTAGGTTTACAACCTTTAACTAGTTTTGATGATAAAACAGATGAAGCTTTATCTGCTAATTTATTATATGAAACAGTAGTAAAAGATTGCTTAAGTCAACACACTTGGAATTTTGCTACAGGACAAAAAGCTTTAAATAGATTAGCTGATACTCCAGTAGATATATGGGATGCGGCTTATCAATTACCAACTGATGTTGAGCCTCTTATAGTACAAACACTTACAAATGATGATGTTACAGTTCAATATGATCGTTATGAAGATAAAGTATATACATTAGATACAGAAGTTTCTTCAGAAGATACATTAGTAGCAACATATCAATTTAGAGCAGATGAAGATGATTGGCCCCCATACTTTGTAATGTATGTAGTTTATCGCTTAGCATCTACTTTTGCTTTATCAATAATACGTAAAGGTGATATTGCACAGTCATTATCACAATTAGCAGAACAACAATTTACAAGAGCTAAAACTAGAGATAGTCAAGCTGTTACAACAAATAAAATAAAGTTAAGTCGTTTTGCTAACATAAGGAGATAAAATGGCATTACTTCGTCAATTTTGGACAAATTTTACTGGTGGAGAAATGGACCCATTATTATCATCAAGAGTTGATACTCATGCTTATGCTAATGGTGCTAAAACAATTCGTAATATGCGTATATTGGCTCAAGGTGGTGTAAAACGCAGACCTGGCACTAAATACATATCTACTTTATCAGGAACAGCTCATCAAATGGAGCCATTTATATTTTCTGATGCACAAACATATTTTTTTATTTTTACTGCAAGCACATTAAATGTTTACAATGGTGTAACTGGTGCGGCAGTTGTTACAGTTAGTAGTTGCCCTTGGACTTCAGACATGATTGGCGATTTAATTGTAGCACAAACAGCAAATACTATGATTGTTACACATCCAGATTTAGTAACACAACGTATATTAAGAACTGGAGCTTCTACTTTTACTGTAAGCAATTTTGCTTTTAAAACAAAAGATGATCTTGTTTATCAACCTTATCATAAATTTGAAGGCGATAGTTTAACATTTAATCCTAATGGAACTAGTGGTAATATTACTATTACAGCTTCTTCTAATTTTTTTGTATCTGCTCATGTTAATCAAAATTTTCTTATTCAATCAAAACAAGTAACAATAACTGCTGTTGCTAGTGCAACATCTGCTAGTGCTACTGTAAGAGAAAATTTACCAAATAGTGATACAACTGTTGATTGGGAAGAACCAGCTATAAGTTCTACAAGAGGTTATCCTAGATCATGTTGTTTTCATTCAGGGCGTTTAGTATTTGGCGGAACTAGAGATTTACCTAATTATATATTTACATCTAAAACATCTGATTATTTTAATTTTGATGTTGGAGAAGCAGCAGATGATGACAGTATACAAGTACAAGTTTTAGAAAGCCAAGTATCTGAAATTACTGGAGTTTTATCATTTAGACATTTATTAGTATTTACAGATAATAGTGAATTGTATTCACCAACAAGTGCAAACAATCCTTTAACACCAAGTAATGTATCTTTTCGTAGACAAACTCGATATGGTACATCTCGATTACAAGCTAAAGAATTTGATGAAGCTATAATCTTTTTATCTAAAGGTAAAAAATCATTAAGAGAATTTGAATATGATGATATTAAACAAGCATATTTATCACCATCTGTATCATTATTATCAGGTCATTTAATTGATAATCCTGTTGGATTAGAAATACAAACAGAAAACGATCAAGGTCAAGAAAGTTATGCTTATATTTTAAATACAGACGGATCATTAGCTGTATATATGGCAATGCGTAATGAAAAAATATCTTCCTGGTCAAAATGGACTACTGATGGTGAATTTAAAAATATTGTATCTATAAATGGTTTAGTATTTTGTATAGTTAAAAGAACTATAGATGGTGCTGTAGTATATTTATTAGAACTATTTGATTCTAACTTAACGTTAGATTGTGCCGAAACTTTAACATCTGGATCAGCAACAGCATCTTGGACTGGATTAGATCATTTAGATGATACTGCTGTAAAAGTTGTAAGTGGTAATTATAGTTTAGGAACAAAAACAGTAGGATCTGATGGTAGTTTATCTACTTCACCTGATACATTTTCTACAATAACTGTAGGATTAGATTATACACCAGAAATAACAACATTAGCTCCTGAGTTACAAGTTGAAGGTGGTACTTCTGCTGGTACACATAGACGTGTTGTTCGTACAGTTTTAGATTTAAATGAAAGTTTAGATGTATCTGCAAAAGGTACTAAATTACTTATACGTAATGTTAATGATGATTTGTCAACTGAGCCATCTAAAATTACAGGAAGAAAAGAATTTTGGATGTTAGGTTGGGATAGACTTGGAGAAGTAACAATAACACAAACAGAACCATTAGCTTTAACAGTAAATGGCATAATGGTAGAATTGGAGTTTTAAATGGGTGATCCTATAACAGTAGCAATGATAGGAGCTAAAGTAGTTGGCGGTGTAATGGAAGCAAGAAATGCTAAAAAAATGGCAAATCTTGAAGCGCAATCTTACGAAAGACAAGCTATAGCTACACAAATTGAAACAGAACAAGCAAGTTCAGATAGAGCAAGAGCTTATAGAGAAGCTTTATCTACTGAAACAGCCTTACAAGGAGCTTATGGTAGAACTGGTAGTGGTGGTACTGGTCGTGCTTTAGCACGAAATCAATTAACAGCATATGGTCGTGATGTAAATAGAATACAACAAGCAGGAACAAATCAAGCCGCCTCTTTAAATCAATCAGCATCTAATACAAGAACAAGTGGTAATATGGCTATGACTAGTGGATATATTAGCACAGCATTTGGAGCTTTAGGTGATTGGGATGAATACAAAAAAGGTCAAACGCCAGGAGTTAAAACTACTCCAAAATCACCTACAGGTAAAAATACCTATAAATTACCAAAAGGCCAAATGTATGGCGGAAATAAAGGATGGAAATAAAATATGGGAGTTAAACAAAAAACACCGACACCATTTGTAGGAGCAGGAAGCGTTAGAACTTTAACTCCTAATTTATTAGGATTAGGAGGATCAATAGCTAATGGTGCTAATGCTATTTTAGATAAAAGATTTCAAGAAAGAAAACGAATAGCTGAAGAAGAAGGAAATACTGCTGGTAGTAATTTTATTACTTATGATAAAGATGGTAATTTAGAAAATTTAAAACCTTTACCAAAAGGTGATACATATTATGAACAAGCTTTAAGAGATAGTGCAAAAGTTACATATTTAGCGGCTTTAAGAACAGATATTGAAAATTTTGGTAATAAATATTTAACTGAAAATCCTTATGAGCCAGAAATTATAAAAGAAAAAATGAACATTCTTTCAGATAATTATTTGAGTGAAATGGATGAAGATTTAATAGGTGATGCTCAATTAATAATAAATTCTGGATCAAAAACTATTATTAATAAAGCTTATAGCAATAAAATTATAAAACATAAAGAAGATACTATAGCAAATGCTAATATTGAATTAGAAAATATTGCTAGTTCAGTTTTAACTAATGCTGAAATGACTAATGCGCCTTTAGAAGATGTAACTTTAAATTTAATAAGAGGATTATTAAAAAGCAAACAAAATTCTGGAGAAAAAGTAATAACTGATAAATATATTAATGATGTAATAAATGATTTTAAAGATCAACATGAAATGAGTAATCATTTATATGGTTATAATAAAATTTTACATATGTATGATCCAGAAGATAAAGCCAATAATTATAAAATTGAAAAAAGTCTTAATGAATATAAAACATTAATTAGAGATAGTTTGAAAAATAATGATTTAAAATCACAATGGGATAATCTTACTGAAGGAAGATATAATAATCATATAACAGAATTAAATATACTTCAAAAAAAGAAAGAAGATGCAAATGCTTTTATTGAACTTGAAAATTATGAAAAAATAACAAATGATATTGTAACAAAATCAGCAATAGATAAAAACTATTTGTATATTGCCCCAGAAAATAGAAAATCTTTTATAGATAATTTAACAAATCAAGTAGGAAAATTAAAAGCTAATGAAATTTGGCGAAGTTTTTATCAAGGACATAATGTTTTAAGAGATACTCAACAAGCAGATAATTTTTTTAGACCTATTTGGAGAGATATAAAATTAGGGAAAGAAGGATATAAAAATTGGAATGAAGTTTATCTTATGTACCCAGACGCTTTTGATAATCCTTTTACTGGAGCAAAAAATACTGATTTAGTAAAAAAATATTTTTTAGATGAATATATAAAAGAATTAGATGATTCTAAAAATAATCAATTAGCAGATATTCAATTTATGATAACTGATAGTTGGATTCATGTTGATAGTAGTCATTATCATTATTCATTAGATGCTACAGAAGTAAGAAAAAATTTAATTAATTTTGTAAAAGAATCTCAAAAAAGTATAACAGATAAAGATGAAAGAATAGATCATAGTAAAATTAATACTATAATGAACGCTTGGAGTGCGGTAAAAACAAATATTTTAAAACAAATAAATTATGGAGATGAAGTTTTATATAATTTAAATAATAATATTTCATTAGATGATATGGATAATTCAAAAGCTAGAGAATGGGCTTTAGAAAATATTTTTAATGATTCAAGTGTAAATCCAGCATATTTAAACGCAGATCAAGTTTTAATGCAAGCAAATCAAATTAGAACGCATAGATCAACTAGTGGAGTATATACAAGTTATTTAAAAGGAGCTTTAAGTTTTGATCCAGAAGCATTAGAAAATACTATGCCTTATTTAAATAGAATTTTTGCTAATCCAGATAATATTTCTATAGATGTTATTAGAAGATTAAAAAAAGCGGGTGTTCCTGTAGATTATTTACAAGCTTATCATCAAGCTAGAAAATCACAATTAGGAATTGATGAAGCAAGAAAATATGCAACAGCAAATTCAACTGTTGAAAATACACAAAGATTAAATACTAATTTTTACAAAAGTATAGCAGGTAAAGTTTGGGGAATAGGTAATGATACAGATGTTAAAGATGATATGTCTTTAAGACAACATATTCAAAATATTTTTGAAGAAAGATCTTATGCAAATTCAGGATTGTTAGATGCAAGAATGATGGCTCCATGGAATGATCATAGATTTAGACCAAACTCAGTAATGATGAATAAATTTAAAGATGCTACAGGATATGATTGGGATGAAGTTTTACATGCTTTACCACCACAATTTTATGATAATGTTATATCACGAGCAAAAATAGTTTATTCTTTAAATCCTTCACTTTATCAAAATGATCCTACTATAATGGATGATGTTATAGAAAATCAAATAGCTTTAGAATTAGATTTTTGGCATCCTAATGTAGAAATTGCGGCTGGAGGAGATTTTGATGATAAACCTTATTTAACTTGGTCAAAACATAGTTTATTAGCAGATGCAGAAAGTTTAGGAGGATGGGGACATACTTCTTTTAGTTTAACAAATGAAGTAGCTTCTGCTGATATTGGAATGAAATTATCTTTAGCTGAAATTCCTTTACCTGAAAGAATACCAGCAGAAAGACAAAATATAATAGGAAGGCAAATAGATGATGAAAGACACGCTACATCATGGTTAGACGTAGATTTTACTGTTCAATATGAAAGAAAAGATCCAAATACAGGTGAAAATTTATATGGAATTTATTATTATGATGAATATAATAGAAAAATTCAATTAATGTCTGATAATGAAGATGGAACTAAATCTCCTGTTTATTATGATTATACTTATACAAATAGCAGTATTTATGCCGCAGAAGAATTAGCTTATAAAGAAAGCAAAGGAGATGAATCAATAAGTGGAGTTCAAGAAATTTGGAATACAATTAAAAATGAAGGATTAGATAGTTTAGGAGGAAAAAGAAAATTAAAAACTCATAAGGATGTTCAACGTTTTAGACTTTTAATTCCTGATGCTTTTGGTAAATTTTTTGATGGTGGACAAACTGAATTAAATTTTAAAAATATGTTAAAAGAACAAAGAAATAAAGATAATAGAATAAAACAAAGAGAATGGTTAAATAATACAGTTGGTAGTTTTTTAGAAGCTGGAGCTAATGGATTAAGTGCTGATCGTATAAATAATTTAGGTTTATCACAACCTAATCTTTTAAGAGCTCAATAATGGCAGATTATAGTGCATTTATACTTGGAAAACCAGTTAATCAATTTGAAGGATTTGATAATAATTTTTATCATTCTAAAGATACTGAAATTAAACCATTTACAAAAGATTTTACAGCTTATGATGCTTTTTCTTCTGGTTTTATGGAAGGAAGTAATATTGATGATATTTATAATTATATAGTAAATGATGAACCAGAGTTTATACATAATCCTACATATGATCCTTTTAGTGATCCTCGATTAAAAAACAGACCTGATTATTTAAAAAAAATTTATCATAGTGGATCTCAAAAAGAAACTGATTATATTATTAATAAATATGAAGAAGAATTAGATAGAGCAAGATTAATAGCATCTTCTGGATTAATGGGAACTTTAGGAAGTGTTATGGGTTATACAGTAGGAGATCCAGCTTTTTGGTTAACTACTGGCGTTGTAAGCGCAGTAAAAGGTGCTAATTTTTTAACTCGATTTGGTAAAGCATCCAGTTATGGAATTGCGGCAACAATACCAACAGAATATATTAGAGCAGAACAATCAGAAGTATTTACTGGTCAACATTTTTTAACATCTTTAGCTGTTATCGGTGGAGCTTCAGGAATATTTAGTGGATTAAGAAAAAATGCTAAAGGTAATTTTAATAGAGAAACAAAATATTTAGGAGAAGAAAATGCAAATCCTAGTGCTGGATCTGCATATAATCCTCATTATAATCATGGAAATGTTTATAAAAATGGTAAAGATGGCAGACAAAATTTTGCTAGAGAATTAGAAGAAGAAGGCATGATAGATTCTTTAGGTATTAATAAATTAGGTTGGAATCCTGTAATACGTTTATTAAATAGCACAAATGTTGGTGCTAGAAGATTAGTTTCTGAAATAACTTCTATAGGCGGTATAATTACTAAAAAAAATACTAGAGGAGTAGCTACATCAGAAAGTGTAGAAGTAGAATTTAGAACAACGTATTTATCAAATTTAGTTAAAGTTATGAATAAAGTTCATGATGAATATATTACTTATGCTGGAGGTGTTGCTAAAGGAGATCTTGTTGGAAATATGGTTCCATTAGCTCAAACTTGGATTAAAAGGCATAAAGGTGCGCAAGATATTATGTCGCATAGTAATTTTAGACAAGAAATAACTAAAGCTATGCGTAATGGAGATGTTCATCCTAATCCTAATATACAAAATGCGGCAAAAGAATATAGAAAATTTTATAATCAAATGGCTAAAGAAGCAGAAGAAGTAGATTTGTTTACTAGAAATTTAAGAAATAAATTAGATACTTTAAAATCTAAAAAGAAACCTACAAAATTAGATCAAAAACAAATTGTTGAGTTAGAAAAACAAATTAAAAATATAAGAGCAAATGGGCCATTAGCTAATAATGGTAAATTTTATGTACCTAGAATACATAATCAAGAGTTAATGCTTAAAGAACAAGTTCAATGGATTCAAGCAGTAAGAAATTATTATGTAGGACAAGGTGTAAAACCTGATAAAGCATTAAAACAAGCAACAGATGATTTTGATGCGGCATTAAGAATAAAACCTTATCAAGAAATAGATGATACTCTTGATGCTTTAAAAGAAGCTGGTTCTGCTAGACAAAGAACATTAGATATTCCTGATGAAGTAATTGCTCGTTGGTTAGAAAATGATATAGAGCTTTTAACTAGACATTATAATAAACAAATGGGTATGGACATTTTATTTACTAAAAGATTTGGTGATATAACTATGAAAGAACAACTTAATGAAGTTAGAGCTTTTCATAAAACAGCATTAGATCAATTAAATAAAAATTATAAAGCTAAAAAAATATTATATCCTAAATTTCATGAAGATGTGAAAAAATTAAATAAACAATTAAAAAATGATTTAAGAGATATTAGAGGATTAAGAGATAGAACAAGAGGTACTTATGGTGCGCCTAAAGATCCACATAGATTAACATCTAGAGCAATTAGAGGTTTAAAATCTTTAAGTGTTGTTACTTTAATGGGAGGTGCCGCAATATCTAGTATTCCTGATATTGGTATTATGATTATGCATCATGGTTTTAAAGATAGTTTTAAAGCTATGCGTGGTTTATGGGGAATGAATTCTGAAATAATGAGAAAAATGAATAGAGGTGAATTACATAATGCTGGAGAAGCATTAGAAATGGCATTAAATTCTCGTTCTTTAGCTTTAGCAGATGTAGGAGATATATTTGGAAATCGTTTTGCATTTGAAAGATCATTACATAATTCAACAAATGTATTTATGTTTATGAATGGTTTAAATATGTGGAATACTATTATGAAAGAAACTACAGGTTTAATGGTTTCTAATAATATTGCAAAATTAAGTAAAGAATATTTAAAAACTGGAAAATTATCACAAAAAAATAAACAAAGATTAGCAAGTGTAGGTATAGATCCAGATGTATTAAAAAAAATAGGAGAAAATATTAATAAATATGGTGAAACTAAAAATGGATTTATATTACCTAATACAGATCTTTGGAAAGATACGTTAGCTGTAAGACGTTTTAGAACAGCATTAACAGAAGATACTTCTAGAACTATTGTAACACCTGGTGCTGGTGATAGAGCTTTATTAACATCTACTGAATGGGGTAGCATGATTGCTCAATATAAATCATTTTCACAATCTTTTACTCAAAGAGTTTTAACTAGAGGTTTACAAGAACAAGATTCTGCTTTTGTAATTGGAGTAGGTTCTATGATTTCTTTAGGAATGTTAGTAGAGCAAATTAAAAGAAAACAATATGGTCAAAAAGCATTAACAGATTTTGATTCTTTGTTATATGCAGGAATTGAAAGATCAGGTGTTATGGGATGGTTTATGGATATAAATAATGTAGCAGAAAAAGTAAGTGGTTATAATTTAGGTTTAAGACCAGCATTAGGTGTAGCAACTCCTAATAGTTCTACATTACAAACTAAAATAGGCGCATTAGGAGGACCTAGTGCTACACAAATTATGAACGCATTAACTGTAGGTAAATCTGCTTTAACTGGAGATTATAATTATAATACTAGACGTGCATTAAGATCGCTAACACCTGGTAATACTTTACCATATGTAGATCCATTAATGGATGCTATATATGATCAAAATATTACAAGTAACAATTTTAGACCGTAAATGTGAATTGCCTAACTTAAAGCTCATACGTTAACTATAGATAAGGAAATGATATGGCAAATTTAACAATAGCAAATAATGATGCAAGAGTAAGATATACAACTAATAGTGGAGGCTCCGCAGGTGCTTTTACTATTGATTTTCCATTCTTCTCTTTAGATGACATTAAAGTAGTTGTAACAAACAGTAGTGGAGTAGATACAACATATTCTAGAGTATCAAGTTCTCCTAATTCTACACAATTTACAGTTTCAGGAACAGCGGCAGATGATGAAGGTTATACTGGTGGTAGCGTTACTTTAGGTGCGTCAGTAGTATCATCAACAGTTACAATATATAGAGATATTGTAATAGAAAGAGCAACTGATTTTCCAACATCAGGTTCATTTAATATAGGTAGTTTAAATACAGATTTAGATAAAGCATTTGCTATTGCACAAGAAAATAATACTAAATACGACAGATCAATTAGATTGGCTGAATCTGATACAGACGTTACTATGTTATTACCTAATGCATCTACTAGAGCAAATAAAGGTTTAGTATTTGACAGTTCTGGTAATACATTGTCTGCTATTGTATATCCAGCAAGTGCTTCTGCAACAGTTTCAACTGTAAGTGCTGGTGGTAGTGCAACTGCTAGTGCATCTTATAATACAACAACTGGTGCAATGACATTTGCATTTGGAGTGCCTACAGGTGCTACTGGAGCAACAGGTGCTACTGGTAATGCGGCAACAATAGCTGTTAATTCTGTAACTGAATTATCACCTGGTGCAACGCCAACTGTTGCAAATGCTGGTAGTTCTGCGGCGGCAAGTTTAAATTTTGGAATACCTGGTACTGCTATATGGTCTACAGGAAATTCTTTTCCAGGTTCTCCATCAGATGGAGATTTCTTTTTATTTACTGCGGCTGTAGGCTCAGGATTAACTTGGTATGATACAAATGGAAGTTCTTCTTTATCAAGTGCGGCAAAAGGTGATATTGCTAAATATCAAACATCAAACACTCGTTGGGTAAAACAAGTAAATATTATAGGTGCAACTGGAAATACCGGCGCAACTGGAAATACTGGTGCTACTGGTTCGACAGGATCTACAGGGCCTTCAGGAGTAAATTCAGGTTTATCTATGACATGGTCTAGTTCTACAAGTGATGCAGATCCAGGCAATGGAAAATTGGCAATGAATAACGGAACATTAAGTTCTGTAAGTGTTTTATATATTGATGATGTTGATGATGCTGGAGCAACAATATCTGGTTTTGTTCAATCTTGGGATGATGCAGTAAATAGTACAGCTAGAGGTATTATACATATTGTAAAAGAAGGAACACCATCTACATTTTGGATTGGAAAAGTATCTTCTGCACTTGTAGATGCAAGCGGTTATACTAAAGTAAATGTAACTCATATTGTAAGCAATGGTAGTTTTACTAATAATGATGGTATAGGTGTAAACTTTAGTTTTAGTGGAGCAGATGGATCTGACGGAGCAGATGGTTCTGGTTCTATGTCTAACTTTACACTTACTGCTGATAGCGGAAGCAATCAAACTATAGCAGATGGGAACACACTTGACATTGAAGGTGGAGAAGGAATTGATACTGTTGTAGGTGCTACTGATAAAGTTACTATATCTGGTGAAGATGCTTCTACAAGTAATAAAGGTATTGCAAGTTTCCATTCTGATAACTTTTCTGTATCAAGTGGTGCTGTAACAATTAAAGATCAAGGTGTAGCTTTAGCAGAAATAGTAAATGTAAGTGCTACAGATAAAATACTAGGCCGAAGTTCAAGTGGTGCTGGTACTATAGAAGAAATAGATTGTACTGCTGCTGGTCGAGCATTGTTAGATGATGCTAATGCTTCAGCACAAAGAACAACTCTTGGTTTGGTAATAGGCACAAACGTACAAGCCTATAATGCTGACATTGTAGCTAAAGATGAAACGAACGTATATACTGCGCCACAACGTAATGCTTTAACGTCAGATAATGATGGCTCGTTTGACATGAACGCTAACAATAATTTTAAATGTACTCCGTCTGGTAACTTTGCATTAACATTTACTAATCATGCAGATGGTCAATCTGGGTACATATTGTTAATTAATAGTGGCGGTCATACTGTAAGTTTACATGCAAACACTAAAGGTTCTGCTACTACTGCGGCAACTTTAAGTACAGCTGGAACGTATCTTGTTAGCTATCTCTCAGATGGAACAAATGCTTATCTGACAAATAGTGTGGTATATGCATAATGAGTTTATTACAAAATAGCAATGCTATACCTACAGCAGGTGATACTGATTTTTATGAACATCAAATAGCTAATAGTGCTCGATTTACAGGTAGTGGTGTATTATCAAGAACTGCTGGTACTGCTACTAATGAAGATAAATTTACTATAAGTTGTTGGGTAAAAAGAAGTAAATTAGGTGCAACTCAAAATTTTATTTTTGGTGATCAATCTAATATTCATTATCAAAGACTTAGTTTTAATAGTTCAGACAAATTAGAAATGCATGAACAAAGAGGTGGCGGTGATAGTAATGGAGTGAGAACTATTGACCAAGTATTTAGAGATACTTCAGCTTGGATGCATATAGTATGGACATATGATACAGCTCAAAGTACAGATACAAATAGAGAAAAATTTTATGTTAATGGCACACAACTAACTAATGTTGAAGGATGGGATGGTAATTATCCTTCTCAAAATCGTGATTCAGTTTTTAATAAAAATGGTTCTACATTACGTATTGGTGCTGCTTCTTCTTATTATGGTAATTATTTTCAAGGGTACATGGCTGAAGTAGTATTTTGTGATGGGCAAGCTTATGCTGCTTCTGATTTTGGAGAAACTAAAAACGGAGTGTGGATTCCGAAAGACCCATCTGGGCTTACCTTTGGTAACAATGGTTTTTATTTAAATTTTGCTAATGCTTCTGATATGGGAAATGACGTATCTGGAAATAATAATGATTTTTCAGAATCAAATGTAGAAACACACGATCAAATGACTGATACTCCTACGTTCAACTCTAGTTCTAATGGTGGTAATTTTGCTACACTAAATCCTTTAGCAAAAGGTTCTAATGCAACTTTAAGTGAAGGTAATTTACGAGCAAGTGGTAATTCTTCAGATGGTTCTTATGTACCTAGTACAATGGCATTTAAAACTGGTAAATGGTATTGTGAATTTTTATGTATAGCTAAGCTTGAAGGATGGCCCTATGTATCAATATTTGATTATGCAAATCAAGCATATTCTACAAGTACAGGAACCACTTATGCTATTCGTTATCAAGCAGATGATGATTTAGAAGCAAATACAGGAGACCCTATTAGTAATTTTGGAACTATAACATTAACTTCAACTGGTTTAACTACATATACTGCTGGTGATATTATAGGAATACATTTAGATTGTGATAATAAAAAAGTATGGTTTAGTAAAAATGGTTCTTTTTTTAATTCTGGTGATCCTAGTGCTGGTACAAATCCACAAGCTTCATGGACAGGAACTCCTACTATTGCTTTTATGGGGGCTACTTATCAAAATTATGATTATATAATGAATTTTGGACAAGATGGAACTTTTGCTGGAGAAAAAACAGCACAAGGAAATAGTGATGACACAGGTTATGGCAACTTTTATTATGCTCCAGATACAGGATTCTTGGCTATGTGTGCTGGTAACTATCCAATACCAGATTCAATAAATCCTTCAGAAACTGATGATAATTATCCACAGAAATTATTTAACGCAGTTGCTTATACTGGCAATGGTTCTTCTGGCAGAACATTATCTATAGGTATGGCAAAAAAACCTTCTATTAGTATGAACAAAAGAAGAAGTGGTGATACCGTTGCTATAAATACTTGGACAGCAGCATTTAATAGTGGGGATTATGATTCTTTTGGAGAACTACATTCTGATGCTGATTGGTATGCCAATCAAGGTGTTAATGGGCCTTTTTCTGCTGATCCAACTGCTAGTACATTAACATATACAGCTTATGGTCAAGTAAATGCTAGTTCTGCTCCTTATGTAAGTTGGAACTGGGTTGCCAATGGGGGAAGCACTTCTTCTAATAGTAACGGATCATTAACTTCTACTGTAGAGGTTGATCCTTCTGGATGTTTTTCGGTTGGCAAATATACTGCAAATGCTACAAATTCTACGATTGGACATGGTCTTTCAAAAGTTCCTTCATTTATCTTAATAAAAAAAATGACTGGTCAAGATAGAAAATGGACAGCTTGGCATACAAGTTTATCAAATACACAAGGGTATTTTAGTTTTAACACTAATAGTGCTGCTGGCACAGATTCTTTGTGGAATAATACTGCTCCGACAAGTTCTGTATTTAGTGTTAATTACGGCACTACAGAAGTTAATGCTGCATCTGGACATACCTATTTATTTTGGGCTTTTGCAAATTGTGAAGGTTGGATTAAAGCAGGAAAGTACATTGGAAATGCCAATGCAGATGGTACATTTGTTTATACTGGATTTAAACCAGCATGGATATTTCTGCGTGCTGTAAATTCTGGAGATGATCCACAAATCTATGATAATGCTAGAGATACATATAATCCAGCTACAAAAGTTATACCTACACACAGTACAGCAGCAGAAACAGATCATTCTAATAGAAGTATGGATATATTAAGCAATGGTTTTAAATTTAGAGATTCTAACAGTAATATAAACGGTTCTGATTCAGACGGTTATTTGTATTTAGCAATGGCACATAACCCATTTAAATACGCAACAGCAAGATAGGAGAAAAACAATGTGGGCTAAACTAAATGATGCAGGAGATACTATAGAGGAAATTTTATCATCTCCCAAATCTTTGACGATTAACGGAGTAAAACATCCTCGCCAAATTTTTCAATGGACAACAGCCGAGTTAAAAGCTTTAGGTATAGTGCCAGTAACAACAAGTGGTACATCTTTAGATGAAAGATTTTATATAGAAAAAGATGAAGAATTTTCTGTGGCTGGGGATGGCAATAGTGTTGTAAGAACGATTGGACAAAAAGCAGGCGACAAAAAATTAGCTGATGAAGATGCAGTAGATAAGGATGGCAACAAGTTAAAAGATGATGACGGCAATCAAATGATTGTTTATGGTTTAAAAACACAAGCAAAAGATAGAGCAACTAATAATGCAAATGCAAGATTACAAGGTTTTAACTGGTTAATACAACGTAAAGTTACTGCTGATACTGCTATCCCTTCAGATGTTGTTACTTATATGGCAGCCATAAGAACAGATCATAAAGCGATATGTGATGCTATTGATGGTGCTAGTGATATGGATGCGTTTATAGCCTTACACACAAATACTTATAAAGAAGATGGCACAGTAGATGTTGTAGCAAGAGTAAATCGTTGGACAGACGATAAAGATGTAAAGCAATATAGGAGATAATTTTGAGGTGGCTGTTTGTCATAGTCTTTATGGTTATGTCCTGGCAAACTATGGCTCAGACTAATACTGTTAGTTCTACATCCTCGACTGTAAGCGGAACTACAACTGTTGATCGTACTCCCTCTACTGCTTCTGCCCCAAGCGTAGTAATAAACAATCAAGATGTTTGTAGTTTCGCCGCAAGTGCTGCATTACAAAGTTCTATATTAGGTTTAGCTGGTGGTGGTGCTATAAGAGATTTAAATTGTGAAAGACTTAAATTATCTAGAGCATTATTTGCTATGGGTATGAAAGTTGGTGCTGTTGCTATGTTATGTCAAGATGAACGTATATTTCAAGCAATGGAAATGGCAGGTACACCTTGTCCGTATTATGGTCAAATTGGGCTTGAAGCGGCTAAAGGTTGGGCTGAAAATCCAGAAAAAAGACCTGACTATGACAAATGGGTAAAAGAAAATGTTAAAGAAGAGGAGATAGTAAGTGATGAAGGTGCTTTGGGTATTTTTAGCGTTCTTTTGTTTTTGCTTTTCCTCTAATGCTCAAATGCAAGATGAAGGCACAACCTCAACATCTACTTCTGAAGTAGAAATGCAAGGTGATTTAGAAGTTACTACAACTACAACAACTACTACAGTAATTGAAAATAAAAATACAGGAGCTATATTAAGTAGCGAATCAACAGGTATCGTAGCTGAGAGATACGAAGGGGATATGGATCAAGATTGGGGTGGGCAGGGTTCAATAAATTCGCATACTTCATGTAATAATAAGTTAGGTGTTTATACTGGCAGTAATACTTGTGCTTCAGCACGATTAGATTCTTTAACAACTTGGAGGCAAACTGTTGATTTAAATCAGTTTTCTATTGATGATGGAGGTCAAGTTAGATGGGAAATGCGTTTTGGTATGGAACCAGGCATGTATAATGATGCAAGTAAAACAGCTTTTGTAGAATTAAAAGGTTATGAAGGTACAGCTTTACAATGGACAGACACATATAATGTAGATAAATCAACATTTACTTTAAATGCTAATGGTAATTATTTAGCACCTTATGGTCATATAAATAGCAATGTAGATTATTCAGGCGGATTAAGTTCTTTATATATAAATATAGGTGGTTATGGTGAGTATATGTTTGATTCTGTGTGGTTTGATGTTTATTACAATCAAATAACAACAACTGTATCTGAAGAAATAGTTTATAATTTAATACAAAATGAAATAATAGAAACTATAAACACAGTTATATCTGATACATCTTACACTACTCCTGATCCTGTTGATGATCCTATTGGTGATCCTGTTGATGATATGCCTGTATTTCCTACAGATGATTTTGGTCCTGTTGTAACTTTACCTACTATATCATTAGATGATGTTGCAATGCCTATTGAAATACAAACAATAGATGATGCCGGATTTACACCTACATTAAATGTTGGTGAACCTGTAGTTACTGTTGAAACAATTACAGAAGAAATACAAGAAGTTATGACAGTAGAAGTAGCGCAACCAGAACCAGAGCCAATAAAGGTAGAATCACAGCCAGAACCAGAAATAGCTGTTAATACGCCTGAAGAACCAGTAAATGAGGATTTAGAACAGCCCATAAATGCTCCTACAGAGCCAGTAGAGGAGGTTGAGGATAGTAAGCCTACCCCTGAAACTGCGTCTAATGATGAGCCTGTAGAAGAAATTAAAGAAGAACCAAAGGAAGTAGTAGAGGAACAATCAGAGCCAGAGCCTCAAGAAAAAGAAGTAGCTAAGAATGAGCCTAAAGAAGAACCAGAAGAAGCTAAAGAAGAACCTAAACAAGAAGAAGTAAAAGAGGCTAAAGTAGAAGATAAATCAACTAAAAAACAAGAAGCTAAACAAGAAAAAGCTAAACAAATTATGCAAAGTTTTGACAGTCAATATGATGCTGTAGCTCAATTAACTACATTAGCATTAGTTAATGCTTTAGGAGCTGATATTAAAACATATCAACAAATCCCAACACAAGTACAACCTACCTGGTATGAATCTAAAGATATATACGCTAATTCTATGTTGCAAGATCCATTAGGTAATTATTTTGGTGTGCGTGATAGTTTAACTTTTAATAAATTAGTGGATATGCAGTATGAGTAATGAATTAGAATTTGCAGGAATTAAGTTTAGAGGCGGTAAATTAGTAGGTATTTTAATAGCATTGTCAACATTAGTTGGTGGTGCTTATGGTGCATTTGAAGTGTATAAAGATTATATGGATATGAAAGAAGTTATAAAATCTTATGAACCACCAGATTTATCAGGTTATGAAAGTCGTTTAAATGTATTTGAAGAAAAAATAACTAATTTAGAAAATGTAATAGAAACTAAAATTGCTAATATGGAACAAATATTACAATCAGAAATATCTACTGCATTAGAACTTGTGCAATCAGCACAAGGTGATGCTAGAGATATTCGAAATGAACTTCGTAAGGATATTAATGAAGTTATGGATAATATAAGTGCTGTTGATAAAAGGTCAAGATTAACAGAACAAGAAATACGAGGCAGTCAACGTACAGCAGAAAATGATGTAAGAACATTAATACAACATGCAGAAGATAGATTTGATGGTAAACGTACTGCTATAGAATCAGATGCTACTAGACGTAATGAAGCTATTGATGTTAAGTTAAAAGAATTAGAAGATCGTTTAAGAGAAATGTTAACTAAAGCTTTAAATAATCCACTAGCAGGACAATAATATGCAAAAAAAATCACTTACTAAAAATGATGTTGCTGTATTATCAGAAATAGATGCATTAAACATTAAATTTAATTTACATGAATATCATTGTGAACAAAATCGTAATGAAATATTAAAAAAAATAGATAGATTAGAAACAATCATTATTGCTTCTTATGGCAGTTTAATTTTATTTCTTGCAGGAATTGTTTATACGGTTATAATTTAAAATATTAATAAAAAGGGGAAAAACTATGGATATGATTGTTGGTTTTTTTAACTCTGGTCCAGCTTGGATTGCCGCTGTAACTGGTATAGTTACTGCGTGTACTGCTATTACTGCTCTGACACCAACTAAAAGTGATGATAAAATAATTAATTTTGTTCTTACTATTTTAAATGTTGTGTCTGGTAATATTGGCAAAAATCGTAATAAAGATTCATAATGGGTTGGTTATCAGCATTAGGTGGCATTGCCAAATTAGCATCTAAGCTTTTTGGCTTTGTCCTTATGCGTAAAGCGGTACAAGCCGATGTTATGAAAGAGCAATTAGACGATATAAGGGTAGCTGATGAAGTTAAAAAGAAAATTAATGCTACTACTGCTAGTGCTAAGCGTAGCAAGTTGCGGAAGTATAGGAAGCGGAAATAAAGGTTACTGTATTATAAGTGGCCCAATTAATCCTACTGATGCAGATATAGATGTTATATCTGATGAGTTAGTTGATGATTTATTAATTCATAATGAAATCTATGAAAGGTTATGTGAGTAATGTACGAATATCGTTGCACATTACGAAGGGTTATAGATGGTGATACAATAGATGTTGATATCGATTTGGGATTTAAAGTGTGGTTGCAGAAAGAACGAGTGCGATTATATGGCATTAACACGCCTGAAAGCCGAACAAGAAACTTGGCTGAGAAAAAGTTGGGTTTGGCTTCGAAGGCTAGGCTTAAAGAACTCTTGCCAAAAACCTTTATTGTAAGAACAGAAAAAGATGGTAAAGGTAAGTTTGGCAGAATACTTGGTATACCATTAGTTGATAATGTAAATATTTGCGATAAATTAATAGAAGAAGGTCATGCTAGAAGTTATTTTGGTTATGGACCTAAAGAACCATGGGTAAAGGAGGAATAAATGTTTGAATGGTTAAATGGTTGGTTTACACCTAAACCTAGCCAAAAAGATTTAAATAAATTAACTAAATTAGAATTAGAAGCTAAAGGTCGAGAAATTGGCATTGAGCTTGATAGACGATTAAAAAAGAATAAATTAATAAAACAATTAGAAAAAGCATTAAATGGATAAAAATAAACTTATAGATTTAATTTCAGATCATGAAGGTGTAATTTTAAAAGTATATGATGATGGTACTGGTCAAGAATTACAAGCTGGTGATATTCTTATAGGACATCCTACAATAGGTGTAGGTAGAAATGTAGCAAAAGATGGTTTAGGTATATCTGAAGATGAGGCTAAGTATTTGTTATTAAACGATATTTCTAGAGTTGAACAAGAAATTAAAAACTTTCCGATAGATCATTTAAATGAAGTTAGAACTGCTGTTATTATAGATATGGCATTTAATATGGGAATAACGAGATTTAATCCTACAATGTGGCCCAATTTTTTTAGAGCAATAGCTAATGAATTATGGAATGAGGCTTCTAAAGAAATGTTAGATAGTAATTGGGCTAGACAAACAAAAAGACGTAGTAAAAATTTATCTAAAATGATGTTTACAGGTCAATGGTTATAAATGTTTCACGTGAAACATTAACCGTTGTCTATACCTCTATTACTATTATTTATAGCATCAGCTATTCTTTTTATAATCCAATTTAAACTTTGTTTATCTATTTGTCTAAAATACATTGTACCTTCTACAGTTACTCTTAATTCTAAAATACCTTCAATACATACAGCATCTACTATAAGATTATCTGTTGTATGTATTCCTTTTCCTGGAATAAGATCTGACATTATTTACCTTCTTTCTTTTTTTGTGTGTAATAATACCAAGAAGCCATATGTGCAAACACTATTATCCAATCGCTACTAGTTTTAGTTTTGCTAAAATCTCTCATAATATCTTCTGGATTAGCATTTTTTTTAATTAAAGTTTCTAAAACTGTAACTGTTTCTTTAATAGCATCTAATTTATATAAAGCATCTAATTTTTTTGGATCATCTTCAATTTGCAATGTATTTAGTCCAAAATTCATTTTTATCCATTTTTAATTCTTTAGCTATTTCTTTAGCTTTTTCATGTAATTCATCTTCTTCAGTATAAGATGTGGCTCTACGTGCATAAATAAAAGCTAAATTATTTTTTAGTTTTTGTATTTCTAACCATAAATTATTATATTCTTTTTTAGGTTCCATATTTCTTTTCCATTTCTATACATTCTTCAGGTGTATATTTATTGGCTTCAAAATGTTTATCTTTTTCTATAGGTAAATTAAAAGGTGGTGTTTTAATTCGTTTTAATTGTATCATGTCAATACTACCTATTTCTACTTCTTGTATGCTACAAACTCCAAAAGCTATAGTTTCATCTTCTGTCATAGATGTTATATACCATGTTCCTAATCCACTAGGATTAAATAGTTTAATAACAGCTTTTTGCATGTTACCTGTTCTAGTTTCTATTTCCCAGTTTTTGTTTAACTGTTTTTTTTGTGATTCTGTATATAATTGCATTATACTCTCCTGTTTGGTAGGGTTAAATTACACGAATGAGCTTCGTGTTGGGCGAAGGCTTAGAGGCTAGCGTGATGCAGTTTCTAAGCCTTCAAGTTCAAGTTAAATCGTATTCTTTTATCAATAGATGTTTTATGATTATATAATTTTTCTATATTAACAAGAAAATCATGTCTGCTTCCTTGATTTTTTAATATAGAAGAAAAATTTTCTAACTTTTGTTCAAAGCGTGTCCAGGCAAAATCTTTTTCTCTAATAGCAAAAATCATAGCAGTTACAAAAGTACGTTTTTTATAATGCTCAAAATATTCTCCAATTTTATTAATTCTTTTAGCTATTAATTTACCTTGTTCTAAGTTTTTAATTTTAAACTTACCTTCTTTAAATTCTACAGTATGTTTAGCACTTCTTTGTGCGCCACCATCTAACATTTGGCAACATTCATTAATACCAAATTTATATGTTCTATAGAACCATTCTAAATATACATAATCTTCTACTCCTAATTGAGCAAAAGAGTTCATATATGTTAATGGTGTCCAATTTTTTTGAACAGAATTAACTTGTCTTATATCTGCTAAATTAAAATCTTTTTTAACAATATATGTTACAGGTTTAGATAATATTTCATAAGCTTTAAGCCTATGTTGTCCGTCAACTACATTCATGTCTTGGTCTACAATTATAGGCATAGCTAAATCTTTTTCTTTTATGCTATTAACTAAATTGCCTACATGAGTATAATTTATAGGTCTGTTACCTTTAATAAATTTAAACATGGTGTATTCAGTAGTTTTTAAGATTTTATTTGTCATAATTCTACTCCTACTCCTTCGATTAATTGTTCAAGTATTTTTTCAAAAACATCAATGGCAAAACTATTAAAGTTTTTTTCTAATGTTATTGGCTGTTCTGTTTGAACGCATAAGTATGTTTGTTTATTATTTTCATCTACGAGTGTAGCGTGAAAGGCGTCTTTGTTTTTTGACATACCTAAAACAACAGTTCTCTTTTTTTTAGATTTAGTTTTACCTTCAAGCCATAAGAGTTCAGTTCCTACATAGATCGTGGGCTTGATTAGCTTACTTATTCTAATTGCAGAGCTTTGTGTTTTAGACGATTCCCACAATTCGTGCATTAAGTAAGCTTTCTATTTTGTTGTTTTAATATTATTTACTAATTCAGTAATAATACCTTTTACTTTGATAAATACTTTAGGATCTGTATTTTTTTGTATTTTTTTCATTTCTTCCCAATGAGATTCTAATTCTTGTAATGTTTTAAGTTTTTTAGCTTCTTCTACATATTTTTTTATGTCTTTAGGTAATGGAATTTCAGCTATTTGTTCTTTTTGAATTTCTATGTTTCTTTCATTTACATATTTATTGTCATCAAATTTACCTAAGAATACATCAGCATTAAAACCTAAATGAGATAAACCTTTAGTTAAAGCATCAGTCATAGCTTTTTTACCTGCATCATCATCTAATTGTCCTTTTTTATTGTATAAAGGAGCAATAGAACATATAGGGCCAAAACTATTAGCATGATCTTGTTGCCAAATACTTACAAATGCAATAAGCATTTTATCGTCTATTTTGTATTCTACATTATAGCCCCAACCTATGCCAACTGGGCCGAAAGCTTCTGTAGCACACATAATTTGAGAGTGAGCATCAATAGCTGTAAAGCCACGACCAAAAGATACAGGTTTTGTATGAGCAGGGTTAGTTTTACTAACTTGTTCCCATAATGCTAAGTTAGCTTTCTTTTTTTCGTTATTGTAATAAGTCATTTATCCTCACTTTCTTTTCCATTTGTAAACATATTTTTTGATTCTTTTAAAAAATCTTCTAAATCGTTTTCTGTTATAGTTAAACGATTGTTTCTGGCACGTTTTATTTTTATACCGTTACCAATAGCTATATTGGCTTGTTTTGGTACTAACGATTTTAATTCTTTTTCTGCATCTTTAAATTTTTGAACATAAGGTCTGTTAATTAACCATTCAACAGCATATTCTGTCCAAGCATTAGATGATTTAGTTTTAGTCATATCTATAGTTTTAAGCATTGAATGATCTGGAACGCCTACATTATCTTTATTAAAGTTTTTATATGGAGGCAATTTCTTTTCTACCATATCCCAAAACTTAATAGCTTTTTCTATATAATGTCCTTGCCAATCATAATCAGCTTTAAACAGTTCCCATTTAAATGTACCGTAATGACCAAAGGTAACAGCAAATACAATAGATGTAGAAGTGCTACACATCATATTATGTTGTAATTGTGGTGCATAGAAATCAGCTAATTCTGCAAATGATTTATTTCCAGTATGAAATTTAACTTCTATAGGCTGACGGTTAGAATCTGTTAAACCATCTAAATTACAACGCATGAATTTATATTCTTCATGTATACGTTCTAATGCTTTTTTGTATTTTTCTATACTGTCGTTATCAAGTTGTGGTTTATATATAGGAACTTCTTCATTAAGCCTGTCTAAAGTTACATGTTCTGTAGCATTACCTAAAGCCATAAGAAATTTACTTCTCATATCAAATTTAGGTTCTTCTTGACCTGTTTTTTGTAGCCAGAGATTATGCCAATCTTCTTGCGTACCATTAGCTATAATTCTGGCATCAGAGCCACCTATACCTAATTTCCTACGCTGTATTTGTTTTTCAGTTAATCCAGTATTCTTCATATTTCTCCCTCTTTATTTTCTGTTTTTTTTATGTTTAGTAAATCTAATATTTTATCTAGTGTTTCTTGTCCACTACTAGACATTCTGTCATAATCCCAATACAAATCATTTACTAAGTTTATTAATTTTTGTTTATTCTTCATGATTTTTCGTACCAATGCTCGTTAGGAATATGATCTAAATTATGCATATTATCCGTAGTTAATTCGTTAATAACTTTAAGTATGCCTTCTCGATGTTCTTTATGATCCATCTTTAAGCATACAGCAGTTAATGTTTTAATGATTTCGTTGTTTTTTATTGCAGCATCTAGATCTAATGGCTGTTTATTGCGTTTTAATTTTTGTATTTCGTCATGTATATTTGACATTTCATAGTCTGACATCTCTCTACCTCCTTCGGTTAGATTAAAAATAGTATAACATATAAAAATAACATTGGCTTTTTTATTTTCTTGTGGCATTATGTAATGTGAATTGACATTAATTTCAAAGGTGGGGGCCTTATGGAACAAGAAAACAGATTTTGTGAGAAATTAATCTCGCAATTTAGAAAACGAAGATATAAATTAGGGTTATCACAACCTCAAATAGATCAAAAAACTGGCATTGCTGATGGTCTTACAGCTAAGTGGGAAATTGGTTATAGAAAACCTACTTTATTTAATGCTTTTGCTTGGGCTGAATCATTAGATTGTGATTTAGTATTAAAACCTAGAAAAAAACAAAAATGATTTGTGGTATAGATCCAGGTTTAAATGGTGGCATAACATTTATGGGCGGTAGTTTCTTTAATGTTTTATCAATGCCGGTAAGTACACTACGAATAGCCAATAAAAAAACACGATATATTAATATTCTTGAATTAAGAGATATTTTTATTCAACGTGTAGGTTTGCGTACTTGTTATATTGAAAAACAACAAGCTATGCCACAACAAGGGTTATCTTCTACCTTTAAAACTGGTTTTGGTTATGGTATATTATTAGGTACTACAACTATTTATTTTAATCAGGTAGTAGAAGTTAGACCGCAAGAATGGAAAAAATATTTTGGTTTATCTTCTGATAAAGAAGAAGCACGTAATTTAGCATCAGAGTTATATCCTGCGTATAAAGATCTCTGGAAACTTAAAAAACATGACGGATTAGCAGAATCCGTTCTCATTGCACATTGGGGGAAACAATATGGCAAATGAATTAACAGAAAGACAAGTTACATCATTAGATGTAGTACGTAAAAGATTAAATGAGGCAGTATTTATACCTGTACGTGATTTAAACAGAGAAGCTGTAGATGATTATTTAGATGATGCCGAACAATCTATTCTGGTATTACTACAAGGTGCAGGGCCAGAAAAGATTGCTAGAGGCATCGGATTTACAGCTAAAATGTTAGGATGTAAAGTACCTGATCCTTTTATGATGAAAGGTTTTGAAAAGTTATTATCAGATATTCCTAATGATTTGTGGGAAAGAGGCGTTTTAAAATTGTTAGAAACACATACGTTCTGTAAAATACCAACACCTGGTGAGTTTTTAGCACCAATTAGAGGTGAATGGTATGAACGTAAAGATTTATTAAAACGTATTCAGCTCCATAAATCACGTTTAGAATTGGCTGATAATTTAAACGATAGAAAACCTAGTAAAATCAAGAGGTTACAGTAACTCTAGCATTTCCATATCTACGTTTGTTATTAAATAATCGTTGTGTAATAGTCTGACATCGTATTTTGGGTTTTGATCAAAGGTTCTGCCAATAATAATTGCTTCTTGGCATCTGCTTTTTTTATTATTGTCTATATAAGTAATTAAAACTTTATCATTAGTTATATATGCCATGATTAATTATCCTCTAAATCAAATTCTACTTTTATTTGATTGCCATAATCGGAATGGTGTCTACTACAAAAAGCTAATACTTCTGTTAGTTCATTACCATTATAAATATATTTTGTTTCATAAACTACAGTATTAGTTATTTTAGGAGTTTTATATTTAATATGTTTATTTTTTTTATCGCTCCAATAACCTTCTTCAGTTTCTATTTTAGTAATTTTTACATTTTTCATAGTATACATAAGCATAATCCTTTTTAATGTTTACTTATTTTAGGCATTGGCTCTAGGTCATTATTCAATATACCTTCTGCTGTAATATTATTAGTTACAAGCAAATGTTTTACTAAATTAAAGAATGAGCTAGGTACATTTTGCATTTGTAATGCATCGTGTATTTGTAATAAAGCATCATCTAATTTTTGTAAATTAACATTGTTTTTAGATAATTCTTCACGAACTATTTTATCGCTAGTCATTTCAATAAATCTATTTATATTATAAAATTGATCTACAGAAGTTGAATGTTCCCAAATGCTACCTCCATATTGTTGTTCTTCATTAAAATTATTAATATCTTTAGTATTGTTTTTATAAAAATTATTTTCTTGTAATGTATGAACAAGATCAGTTATAGCAAGATCTAAATGTTTAGTTATAACTCGTAATTCATTATCATATTTTGCTTTTGTATTTTTTTCAGTTTTTAATAAGTCATTGATTCTATTAGATTTTTTATCAATTTTTAAAAACTTTTTATAATCTTGTGCTTTTTTTATAGATTTTTTATTTATAATATCTGCATATTCTATTGTTAATTCTTCTTTTTTAGCAGCAATAATAGAATCTAATCTTTTTGTCCAATATTCTTTTTGACTATTTGTAAGAGGTCTAGAATTTGGTATTGATTTAATAACTACTTTAGGGGCTTTCATATCATTCTCCTTCGATTGAGTTTTTTAGTTAAGTTCCAAGAACATATACACACAGTTATCCATAGAGGCGCACCTAGTACAGATACAAGTAGAGTAGGATTTATACCCATAACTAGTAGTATAAATAATATACTTATACTAGAAGCCATGTGAATAAGTATAAATGTACCTAGAAATGAGGCTTTACGTCTAAATGATGGTGTCATTTTTTATATTTCTCCTGTAATTTTACCATTTTATCTAAATCTTCATCTGTAAATATTTGGCTATTGGTAAAACCAGCTTTATTTAATAATGTAAATACATCAAGATCATGTTCGTCATGTGAATCTTGAGGACTTTCTTGTTTTTCTATATCTTTATCAGACATTTTACCCATGAGGCAATCTCCTGTAAGTTGTTGTTTTATGAGGCTTTTTTATCAAATTATTGTCCAGGAATAAACTTAGTCTAGCTTCTCTGGAATATAAATAATTATAGCTAGATACCTTTACTATAGCTACAGCTGGAAGGGAAGCACTACAAGGAAAACTTCCCTCCCAATTCTTTTCTAGAATTACAGTATATAACTGACTAGAAAGGAATATCGTCATCAGGTATAGATTGTGGATTAGTATTAGATGTTTGAACTGTAGCACCTTTACCTTTAGTGCTAACAAGTTTAAGTTGACCACCAAAACCTGATATATTAATTTTCATGCGTGTTAGCATTGGAGGCTTACCATCAGAACTTGTTAAAGTTTTTGATTGATATTCATCCATTTTAGGAAATCCTGATACTAAAACAGTAGCACCTTTATCTATATAAGGCACAATAACATTAGATACTAAAGCACCAATAGCGTCTACAGTATACCAATGTGTTTGTTGTTTCATTTCACCTGTTCTAGATTTATATTTTTCGGTAACAGCTATATTAAATGAAGCTCCTTGTGTATCACCAACAGTTCTTACTATTGGTTTTGCACCTACGTTACCTAATACTGTAATATTTGCGTATGACATATGAGTTTACCTTTCTATTTTAAGTTGTTGAAATATACGCTAATTTATAATACTCTACATTGGCTTAACTGTGAAATCAAACCAACGTAGAGCTTGAGGCATCACGTATAACCTCATCTGATAGGATAGCGACCTGTATACATAGTACCTATCTGATCTCTTACTGGACTTACTCGAGTCTACCAGAGAGATTTAATAAACAGACTTCGCTGGTTACTGTAAGGAAGTTTTAGCCAGAACTGTTTAATTTTATTTGGATTGCCATTTAGCTTCTTGGTCAACCCATTTTAATTTCATTTTTTTAATTATTGGCTTTTGATAACCAAATACACGTTTGTATATAAATAAAAATACAGAAATAAAAATACCCCCCAGTAGTCCAGCAACCATTCCAGCAAAAGTTCCTGCAAACATAACTACTAAACCTACTGTTGATAGAATATCTATAATAATTTCATAATTGGCTATTTTTTTAAGACCTATTTTAGCAAATAATAATATAAATGCTGTACCTGCTATAATACCGAATAATAAATATTCCATATTTACCTCCTTTATTATAATTTATATTGGCTTTGTTGTGTTGAGGCATAACCGAATGAGGCGTAAACCAGCGAACCGAACGTAGTGAGGTGAGCTAGTCTGCAATGTTAAACACAAAAAAAAGCACCTGGGCTTCTTAGCCCAGATGCGATTTTAGGAGGTTTAATGTGTCCAAACTATTTTAGGTATGTACCTTTTAGCTTTTTTACATTTAGATTTAATATCAGCCATTC